AGGTATGTTATACAATTAACTTTAACGACTGCAAAGATGCTAATGAATATATGTTACGCTACGGCAATGCTATGCTCAAGCGCCTTGTTGATACAGCTAGTCCTGTTCCTCTTGAAAACGTAGTAACTTTAAAAGATGTAAACGATGAACTACAAGAATTTATTCATGAAGGCTTTAAACCTGGGTATCAAGTCGGCCTTAATAACTTTGATAGCATATTCTCTACTTACACCGGTCAATTCATCACCGTTACAGGCGTTCCTAGCAGTGGGAAGTCTGATTTTGTTGATCGAATGGTGGTGGGATACCAAATGAAATACGGTTGGAAGACCGCATTTGCTTCGCCAGAGAATAAACCTACGTTCTTACACACACATAAGCTAATACGTAAGATAGGAGGTTGGATGCCTAAGAAAGAAGATATAGGTACAGATAAATGGAACCAAGTTACAGAACTAGTAGATGATAACTTTTATTTTATAGAAAACGAAAGATATGATCTTGATTCTGTATTAACTAAAGGTGCTGAGCTTGTTAAACGCAAAGGCATAAAATGTTTAGTTATAGATCCATATAATAAAGTAAAAATGAACGGAGCTAGTGCAATGAGTATACCTGATGCAACGATGGAATACTTAACACGTATAGAAGCTTTTGCAAAGAAGCATGATGTACTTGTTATTGTTGTAGCTCACCCAACTAAAATGTATAAGAAAGATGATGGAACAATGGATGAACCGACAATGTATTCGATCAAAGGAGGTGGTGAGTGGTACGATGCTAGTTATCACGGTCTTCTGGTTCATAGGAATTACGCTAATAAAACAGTTAAAGTTAAAGTTCTCAAAGTTAAGTTTCAGAATCTTGGCGAAAATCAAGCAGAAGCACACTTCAAGTGGAACAAAGACTCAGGCGACTACATACCGCACGAGCAAGAGCTAGACTCTATGCCTTGGGAAGGATAGATGAGTGTAGGTACTTTAAAAGCAAGAGAGCTTGCTAAGAAAAAGAAGTCTGGCTTTTTATTAGATGATGAGTGGATGATGAACGACGAACAGTCTAAATGGTATATGTGGGGAGTTAATAAGGGTATTATTATATCTCCTGTTCCTGTAACTAATAAACCTGGTAAATGGTATGTTGGTATATCAGAGCCTGGTAAACATAATAAAGTTTACAAATCTAAGTTTCAGTATGACTGGAAACAGATATGGGATGAAGTAATGAATGCATATAAATATTACTATGACAAACATAAGAAAATTTAATTATTTAAGCATAAAAAGCTTTTTACTTTCAATAATTATTATTATATTTACAGGATTTGCATTAAGTGCTTATACTATGGTAAAACAAGTTGTTGGATTGAAAGCTATAATAATTACATCTTGTTCTTTATTAGCTATTCTAGTTAATTTAGAAACTATAATGGAAGAAAACAAAAACGGTTCTTTATATTATTTAATATGTAAAGTTATTGCTTTTGTTTGGTATATGTGCTTTAGCGCAATTGTATATAAATATTTATTATTATCATATGAAAACTAATTTTCACAATGCTAACGACGCTTTTAATTATTTTTATATTAAAATAAAATCTGATGGCGTAGACTTTAGCGATACTAAAGCTTTGTTTAACATAGGTTTTACTATGTCTAATCCTTTAGACAATATTATAACTAATGAAGAACGAAACTTTAATATAGATTATGCTGAAGCTGAATGGAAGTGGTATCTTTCAGGAGATAACAATATTGATAAGCTTGGCGAGCTATATGGTAAAGTTCCTGCTATATGGGAACGTATGTCTATAGATCGTCATGTTAATTCTAATTATGGATATCAATGGGAACGTAATCATCAATTAGATTATGTTATTGCTAAATTAAAACATGAGAAAGATACCAGGCATGCAGCTATAAGTATTTACGATGGTAAAGAACATGCTAAATATCGTAAAGATACACCATGTACTTATGCTGTTCAGTTTACTATATTAAATGATAAGCTAAATATGGCTGTTCTGATGCGATCTAATGATCTCTGGTTTGGCTTTTGTATTGATCAGTATTGTTTTTCATATCTACAAAAAATGGTTGCAGACAGACTGTCTATACCTGTAGGTAATTACTATCATTATGCACATAACTTACACCTTTATAACAATAAAATATAATAATATGCAAATAGAAACTAAAGATGAAATAGTACAGACTGTATTAAAAAAGATGGATCAACGTAGTTTGACAGGTCAAAAGAAATACGGTGCAACTATGATGGAGGAAATTAAAGGCGAAGATAAAGATCTTAACAGATTTATCATTGATGTTCAAGAAGAAATGATGGATGCTATACTATATCTTGAAGCAGCTAAGCGTTGTTTAAACGATGAGATTGAAGAAGCTATGATTAAAAGGTCAAGCGATGGAGGATTAAATTATAACTTTTAAAATTATATTATGAGAAATTTATTATTATTACTATTATTTATTTCAACTAGTTTAAGTGCTCAAAGTTGGAATATAGAAAAAGAAAAAGAATCTAGTAAAATAAGTAGAGCTTTAAACTTAACAAATTCTATAAGATTAAACTCTTCATTAGAACCTTTATATTTAAGTTATGAGTTAAATAAACTAGCATTAAACAGGTTAGACTCTGTAAAACAAAAAGGTTTTTATCAACCAAGTTTAGATAGTACTGGTGAATTATATTATTACACGTCTAAAGAATTTGATAATTACTTTTACAATGCTGTTATAGGATTAATAGTACCGGGAGATAATATTTTTACATATGAACAAATAACATGTGAATTATGTAGAGAAGTAGGTTTTGCATCTAGAAACATAGATGGTAAAAATTGGACAATGCTAGTATTTGATGTTTTATATTAATGAGTATTGCTTTAAAATCAGGTAAGTACAAAGTGTATCACATTCCTGGTAAAAAAATAGGTTGTACTAAGAACATTAAAAAACGTGTTGAAAAAGAGCAAGGCTACAAGCCTGGTGAATATGAAATATTATTTGAAACAGATAATATAAAAGAAGCTGCAAAAGCCGAAAAAACACTTCAACAGGATTTAGGCTATAAAGTAGATATTAAACCTTATGATAAATTATTTAATAAACAAATGAAAAAAGTAAACATAACAGAACAAACAACTACATTTGCAATATCTAAAGAAGATATTAATGGTGGTTTTTTAGGTGACTTGCGGTGGGAAACACCTTATGGTGTTATTAATATAAATGCTACATAAAATAGAGTGGATAATAGATAATGTTAAAACCTCTATGTTTAATGCTAATCGTTGTTATGTATACAATAAAGCAATGCATGAAGCTAGTCCTTTTCAAAAACATAAAGAAAAATTATATTCTCATCAAGATCAATTTCAATTAATTAGAGAGTGGGCAAAAGAAAGAGGCTTATATGACAAGGGTAATGCTACTACACAGTATGTTAAGCTTCAAGAAGAAGCTGGTGAGCTTGCCAAAGCTTTGTTAAAAAATGATCAACCTGAAGTCATAGATGCTATAGGTGATATGGTTGTTGTATTAACTAACTTAGCTTATATGAGAGGCGTAAATATAGAAAGCTGTATAAGTTCTGCTTATGATGTTATATCTAAACGTACAGGTAAAATGGTTAACGGTACGTTTGTTAAAGATATAAAGGTTGTTGATCCTCAAACAATATCTGCTTATCCAGATCCAGGACCACCTCCTAGTTTTGTATCAAATAGAACTTAATGAAAAAAAGATCTAGGAAAAAAGGTCCAGTACAGTCTAAGAAAATTACTTATGACGGCATTAATTTTGCATCAGGTTTAGAGCGATATACATATATGGCTCTTAAAAACAACAAACTATTTGAAGGATATGAAAATGAAGTTTTCCAGCTTATCGAAGGATTTAATTTTAACAATGAATCTTTCGAAAAACAAGCAAACGGGAAAGGTGAATATACTAACAGAGGGCAAAAGAAAATACTGGGAATTAAGTATACACCTGACTTTGTTGGAAAAGACTATATAATTGAATGTAAGGGAAGGGCTAACGAGTCTTTCCCTATAAGATGGAAACTATTTAAGCTATGGCTCACGAAAAACAAAATTGGAAAGACGCTTTACAAGCCGCAAAACCAGAAGGAGGTAGACCACACGATGATTCTGATCAAAGAAAGAAGAAAGAAGCGAGGATGATGTATTCTCGTAGAGTGTTACAAAAAGATATTAATAACTATATAAAATCAACACATGGAG